AACTACACTAAACCTACAATGCGTAAAAATCTTTTTAATAAGATTAAAGCTGGTAGTAAAGGTGGTAAACCTGGTCAGTGGTCTGCTCGTAAAGCACAGATGCTTGCTAAACAATACAAAGCTAAAGGTGGAGGCTACAAATCGTAGCATGATAATATATGGCAAAAGCAAAATCTCAAAAGTCTCTTACCAAATGGACAAAGCAAAAGTGGAGAACAAAGAGTGGTAAGAAGTCAAGCAAGACAGGGGAAAGGTACTTACCAGAAGCGGCTATTAAGGCACTCACCCCAGCGGAATATGCGGCGACTTCGAGAGCTAAAAGAAAAGGAACTAAACAAGGAAAGCAATTTGTTAAGCAGCCTAAAACTATAGCAAAGAAAACAGCTAAGTATCGTAAAGCAAAAGCAGGTGGTAAGATTTCAGGACATAACAGGTTATACTAATGGCAAAGAAGAAAGACCCAAGATTAGCAAGAGCAGGAGTAAGTGGTTACAACAAACCAAAGCGTACTCCAAATCACAAAACTAAGTCTCACGTTGTTGTGGCTAAAGAAGGAGATAAAGTAAAGACTATTCGTTTTGGTCAGCAGGGAGTTAAGGGTGCTGGCAAGAATCCAAAAACTGCAAAAGATAAAGCACGTAAGCGTTCTTACTATGCAAGACATGACGCACAGGGTAAGCCTACATCAAAGTTAAGTGCAAAGTATTGGAGTCACAAAGTTAAATGGTAATCGGATATAGAGAGAGGATAATGATTACGTGGACCCCATTAGTACAGGATTGGCAGGTATTGCATTAGTACAAAAGTCTGTTGACTTTATTAAATCTAATATACAAACTGCAAACGACATAAGAGATATTGCTGGGGCTATTGATGGAATGTTTCAAGGTGAGAAACAAATCCAGAAAGAAAGGTTTGGTAATAAGTCTATTATAGGACAAACAAAGGATGCAGCATCTACCATTATTGATGCAAAGCTTGCTAAAGAACAAATGGATGAGATGCGTCAGTTAGTTGACCACAGATTTGGACACGGTACTTGGCAAGAGATTATTAACGAAAGAGCCAGACGTATCCAAGAAGAAAAGGAAGCTGAGAAAGAAAGAATTAGATTGCAAAAACAAAAGCATCAAGAGATGGTTCACAACTTTCAAACAGCTGGCATTATTGCTGCTATTGTATGCTTTGTAGTATTAGCAATATCAATATATGTTAAATTAGGATAAGTATGGCTATATCAAGAAGTTCTGTAGGTAAACAAATAACACGACCTCCTCAAAAGAAAAAGAAGAGAAGGACAAAGAAACAAAGAGCAAGGAGACCATAAATGGCTACATCAGGAACATATAGTTTTTCTATGGACATTGATGAAGTAATCCAAGAAGCTATGGAGATGATTGGTGGTGAGGCTACTCTTGGTGAAGAGCCTCGCTCTGCACGTAGGTCTATCAACCTTCTTCTTCAAGACTGGCAGAACCGTGGCATCCAGCTATGGACAATCGGTACTACGGCTGTTACAGTTACAACCAGTGTTACTAGCTATGACCTTGGCGTAGAGAATATTGATGTCCTTGAAGCTGTTGTAAATAGAAACAACATTGACCTTCAGCTTGAGCGTATCAGTATGGAAGAGTATCTGAAGATTCCTCGTAAAGGTCAGACAGGTCGTCCTACTCAATACTCTGTAAGACGTGAGCGTGATAAGTCTGTCGCATTCCTTTGGCCTGTCCCTGAGAACAGCACAGACGTTGTTAAGTTTGAGACAATGAAGTACATTCAAGATGTAACACGCTCCTCTCAAACTGCTGACGTATCTCGTAGATTCCTTCCTTGCCTTGCTGCTGGTACAGCTTACTTCATGTCTATGAAACGTCCAGGTGTTGAAGCAGGTCGTATCCAGATGTTGAAACAAGAGTACGAAGAAAGGCTGATGAGGGCGCAAGAAGAAGATAAAGAACGTGCTAGTATGCACATCACACCTCGTTTGAACTATGTATAATGGCGAGAAGAACATTAGGTCTTTGTGACATTTGCGGATTTCGTTACGAACTTCGTGAACTAAAAAAGAATAGTTATGGGATGATGGTATGTTCTATGGATTACGAAGGTAAGTATGATTTGAATAACCATCCTCAAAACAGAATAGCTTCTGTTAAAGATAATGAAAACATAAAGGATGCGAGACCACTAAGACCAGCACTTGTTTCGGCAGTTCCTGTTTCTGCGTGGCTTCCAAGTGATTAAATGGCTAGAGGTAAATATGCAAAAGCTGAGTGTGATGTTTGCGGATTTTCTTTCCCAAGAACTAAGCTACGTAAAAATAGCTTTGATTTGTGGGTATGCCCTTCTGATTGGGATGGAGCTTTTGACAGGATAATACATCCTCAAAATAAATCTCCTGATTTACGAGATAATAGTCAGTATGTAATGAATGCAAGACCTGACCCGAACTTTGACCGTAATGTAAATTGGGAAGATGCAGACCAAATACATACTACTATTTACCAGTGGGACCTTCTTGATAAGTATTGGAATACAGTTTAATGAGTACATTTACAGGTAAGAAGATTGCAAATACTTATAAAGACCTGTTAAAGGTAAACACAAGTGTTGATAATGCAGGTATTGATGGAACACTGAGAAGTATCCAAGATGGTAATGGAGTTAACACAGCCCTCCAACTATCTCAATCAGAAGCTAAGATAGCAGGTAACTTAGCTGTAACAGGAACTGTTTCTGCTCCTAGTTTTTCTGTAGATGGTATTGACGTATCTGCATTAAATGCTGTAGATATTTCTGCTACTAATATTACAACAGATAGTTTGACTGCTAACACTCTTACATTCCAAGATGTAAGTGTAAGCAGTCTTAGAACTGGTAATTTATTTGCTACAACTGTTAGTGCTGGCACGATAAGTGCAACAACAGTAGATGCTACAAATATACTTATTGCTGGTGAGTCTGCTGCTACATCTTCTACAGTTGCTACACTTTCTGCTACATTAGCTACAAGTATTGCTAATGTATCTTCTACATTAGAAACTCGTATTGCAGGAGTATCCTCTACTTTTGCAGGAACATCCGCCACTTTAGAGTCTCGGATTGCTTCCGTATCTGCACTAACTGTTGTAAATAAAACAAGCATTGCTACAAATGAAACACGTATTGCTACTGTAAGTAATACGATGGCTACCTCTATATCTAATGTATCTGTTGCATTAGAAACACACATACGTAATGTTAGTGCAACAATGGCTACTAGTATTGCAAATGTATCTGCTGCTGCAGAGACACGCATTGCTGCTGTATCTGTCCTTACCCAAACAAACTTAGATGCTATATCTTCTGTCAATACAATTGCGTTGGCAGCTGCTAGTGCTGGTACATCTGCTAGTTTACAATCTCAGATAGCTGCGGTTAGTGCTACGATGGCTACAAGTATTAGCAATAGTAATACAGCGATTGCTACACTATCTGCTACAATGGCTACAAGTATTAGTAATCGTGATGCTTTAATTGCTGCTTTGTCTGCTACAATGGCTACAAGCATTAGCAATCATTTACCTTTAGCTGGTGGTACGCTTACAGGTAATCTTATTCTTAATGCTGACCCTACCTCTAACTTGATGGCTGCTACTAAAGCTTATGTAGATAACCTAACTGCATCAGGTATTCACTTTCACGAAGCAGTGCGTGTTGAATCTCCAATAGCTTTAACAGTTACATACAACAACGGTACTGCTGGTGTAGGGGCTACACTTACTAATGCAGGGACACAGGCTGCTCTTGTTATTGATGGTATTACACTAAATGTAGCAGACCGTGTGCTTATATATGAGCAAGCAGATGCTACACAGAATGGTGTATATACTGTTACTGATGTAGGTTCTGCGTCTACAAACTGGGTACTGACTCGTTCTACAGATACAGATTCATATGGCAATGCTGATGGAACTACATTAGATGAAGGTTCTTACTTCTTTGTTCAGGAAGGTAATACAGGTGCAGGGGAGTCTTACGTATGTAATACAGTAGGTACAATTACTTTTGGAACTACAGATATTACCTTTATACAGTTTAGTAACTCTATAGCTTACACAGCTGGTACAGGTATTAACATTAATGACAGCCGTGTCATATCAACATCAGGTGTTCCTACCGATGCAGAGCTTGCAGCAGTGTCTGCAACAATGGCTACAAGTATTAGTAATAGTAACACAGCTATTGCAGCAGTATCAGTATTGACACAAACTAATTTAGATGCTATTGCATCAGTAAATACTATTGCTCTTGCAGCTGCTAGTGCGGCAACATCAGCTACACTTGAAACTAGAATAGCGGCAGTGTCTGCATTAGTTCCTGCTTTATCAGCTACTATGGCAACTAGTATTGATAACAGTAATACAAACATAGCTGCAGTATCTGCTTTAGTCCCTACACTGTCAGCTACAATGGCTACATCTATATCTAATGCAAACGCTGCAGCCGTAGCATTTGCCATTGCATTAGGATAACTTTTGGAGTATAATAAGCTATGGCTAACTCATTTAAAATAAAAACAGATACAGCTGTAGGCACAAGCCCTGCTACTATTTATACCTGTCCTGCTGCTACACAGACCACTATCATTGGTTTATCTATTTCTAACATTGTTGCATCACAGATTACTGTCGATGTGCAGTTAGAGAACAATGATGGTGACAATATTTATTTGGTGAAAGCTGCTCCAGTTCCAGTAGGTAGTGCCTTGGTTGTTGTAGGTGGCGACCAAAAGGTTGTGATGGAAGCAGATGATGTATTAAAGGTAACAACAAACACATCATCCTCTGGGGATGTTGCGTTGTCTATACTGGAGATTACCTAATGGCGATTAGCAAAGTTAATCCTAACTCTCTTAGTTTGTCTGGCGAGTTATCTAGTGGGAATCCTTTAGTAACAATAGACTCCACAGGAACTTCATCAAATGAAGGACATGCTTTAAAAGTTATAGCATCAGGTAGAGGGTCTGGTGTTAATGATGTTAGTATACTTTCAGTTCATAATGCTAATGGAGAACTTTTAAGAGTTCAAAATGCTGGCGGCATTTCATTCAACGGCGACACAGCGGCGGCTAATGCGCTGGACGATTATGAGGAAGGCACTTGGACACCTGTTTACGAAGGTCTTACTACTAATCCAAGTGTTACTTACAATTCTCAAACAAGAGGTAATTATACAAAGGTTGGTAATTTAGTTGTTGCAAATTTTGAGATAATAACTAACTCCGCTTCGGGAGGTTCAGGAACTCTTAGAATAGCAGGGCTTCCATTTACAGCGTCTGCAACCTCAAGAGCAGGTACGGCAAATATTACTTATGCCAACAATATGGCATCTAATACGCACCCCATTGCGGGACTTATTACTGTTAGTACAAATGGCATAACTCTATTTGCTAGAGACGGTTCTGA